AATAACGCTGCAGAAATACACACGATCACCCAGAGAAGTGCGACGGTGTCCATATTATTTCTTACTACGATGTTGTTTATATCTGAAAAAGAGCGGACGCATCATCATCACCACATCGTCGGGAACCTGCTCGTCCATTGGGACTTCAAAGAGACAGCAGTGGAGGAAGTAGATGCAGTACATTCCGCACTGGGCATCCTTGTACTGGTGCCGCAGAGCGTTGTAGGAGAGAACAGTGGGCTCCGGAAACTTTTTCAAATCATCCAGCTGTTCCTTCCACCTCTGCATCAAACGCTGAACCTCCTTTTCGGGTTTCTGGGCATACGAATCAAAATACGTCATCCGCGGATGTTTCAGATGGTCCCGGAAATCGCAGAATGCCGCAATCCAGTGCTCCCCAGGTCCATCGCTAGGATCTGTGTTGAAGACGATTCCCACACGGCGGTAGCCCTTCTTGTGAAGTTCCGAAATCTTCATGCTGCACAGAGACGAGACTAGACACTTGCCCGTTTCGTTGTGCATATCGAAATCAATCGGTACCGAACCCGTGTAGTAGTAATCGGGGATCAGTTTCATGTATTCTCGCTGGGATACGTCGATGTCGTCGGACGACAGCCACTCAGTACCGTTGGACGCCCAACTGTCGGGAGCCACGGGTTTCTTCACAAGGGCGTGGACAATACATTCCGGGGTTCCGGCCTTGCAAGCATCCTTCATCCGCCGGGTGATTTCCTGCCACATATCATCACCAGCCTTCACCGGTTTTTCGTGCGGGTGTTCCTTATTGTAAGCTAGTCTCAGCTTCTCCACTTCCCGCGGGTCCATTATTCAAAACGGATAAGAAACTATACAGCTGGAAAAAGGCATACCCGGAATGAACACTGCCGTTGATCAGCGTGACCTTGTGAAGGCCGTCCGCAAGTACCGTGCCTACGATGACGAACTGAAGGAGCTCAACGCCAAGGTCCACAAGCTCCGTGAGAACAAGAAGTTTGTGGAGAATGAGATGAGCGACATTCTCCGCCGTGCCAATTTCCAGAACCTCCACAAGCTCGAGATCCAGGACGACGGGTCCTACATCAAGATCCAGCGTCCCCAGACCTGGAGCAAGCCGTGGTCCCTGTCCCAGAAGGAGCTCAAGGATCTCATCGGCAGTTACACGGGTCCTATCTCCGACCTGTTCCGCTGGATTGTCGAGCGGAAGAAGCAGGATATGGTTGCCCAGGACTTCTCGTTTAAGCGTATTATGAGTGTAGATACCAATGACTTCGAAGGCGATACTGATGGAGAAGGTGGGCGAGTGGGTGCTCACGGCAACGCATGAAGAGGAACTGCGGGCTCTCTTCCTGGAACTGGAAGACGTTCTACGGGAGAAGGGTTTACTGCGATCAGATTATACAAAGTATAAAACCCTTCACTTCGCCGAGTTCTGTGCGGACATTTACCGGCATACACATACCTATGGATGACTTTTTGCGTGCACACAGCCGTCATCTCCCCCAGTGCCAGCTCTACCAGGCCACCTGCCCCCTGTGTGAAATTATCGTGAGGGAACAGACCGATGCTTACGTCGGTATCCTGGAAACCCTTTTTGAACCTGTAGTCGCCCGCTTCTGGAAACGGTGGGACGCGGAGGGCATGCGTATTGCCAACAATACAGCTCCCGAGACGTTGACGGCCGACCTTGCGTTTGCCGCCCTGTGTCGTTGGGTTCAGCCGAAATACAAGGAGACCCCTGGACTCACTCCAGATGAATTGAGGTTTCACCCCTACGTACAAAAAAAGGGGGCTATGTAATAATACATAGAATGGAGAAGTTTGCGACCGATACTGCACCAAATGGACCTCACCCCCCTGCCGGCGGAGGCTGTGGATGCACAGGCGGCCGTCGCCGCCGGACCCACAAGAAGGGCGGCGTGGGTATGGTCGACGATGCTCTCTTTGCGGTTGGAACGTCGTATGCTGCCGATAAGTGGGGACGCAAGGCCCCGATGGGTGGCCGCCATCGCCGGACCCACAAGAAGGGCGGCGTGGGTATGGTCGACGATGCCATCTTTGCAGTTGGCACTACGTATGCCGCGGATAAGTTCGGACGCAAGGCCCCGATGGGCGGACGCCGTCGCCGGACTTCCAAGCGCGGAGGTGCGGGCATGATTGACGATGCGATCGTCGCTGGATCTGCCCTGACCCTCGCCCACTATTTTGCCAAGAAGCGTGGAGGCCGCCACACGGCCAAGCACCTGCCTCGCCGTCTTACGAAGAAGACCCTGGTGTAAAAATAATGATCAGACTTTCTGATAAGAAGAAGACCATAATTTGCGTATGTACAACAGCAGTAGGCATTGCGATCGCGATTCCTATTGGAGTTGGAGTTTTACCCCTGGCACTCTTTGCAGTGCCCGTTTTTCTATTACTTGTTACTATTAGTCTTCCGTTCATTCCTGACAAGGATAGTATTTTTCGTTAAGTCAAGACTTCCACGGGTGGCAAAGGAAACCCGTTGAATTTCGAGGCCGTGACCCAAGAATACGCTCCAATGTTTTTCACTTCAAGGATGTCTGAATCGTCGATATCGTTCGGCAACCACACATCTTCCGCGATCTTGTCCGCCGAATCGCACGTCCGTCCAAAGATGGTGAACTGATCACAGTTTGCCCACGGCTTGCGTGTGATACAGTTAAATGTGGGTTTGAAGCCATCGAATAAGACCCCGGAGAATAGGCCATAGACGGATTCGTTGACCGTTATACATTGTTTTCCGTTGGGCAATCGTTTCTTGCCGATTACCGGAACATGGAGCGTACAGCTTTCCTCGGCAAAGAACCTCCCGGGCTCGGCGATGACACGCTTGAACGGCAGGGTCTTCGCCTGTTCACGGATGTAAGGTGCCAGCTCGTTCCGAAAAAACTCGTCGTTTGCGGTCGATCCCGAGAACCCACCGCCAATATCCAGGAGTTCGGGGGTGAATGCTGCGGGGGAGTGCTTGAACACATCTAGGAACCCCTTGACGGTCTCCATGGCCGACTGGTAAGCAGCTAGAGACGTGCAGTCACTTCCCACGTGAAAGGCAAGGCCGTACGTATGGAACTGTGGCACACGATCACATAGTTCGTCTACGTTTTTCAGGTGAAACCCAAACTTGCTGTTTAGGGGAATGCGGGCACCTCCTTTGTCATCCACAAAAATACGAAGAATTGGTTTGGTTTTGGGTTGTTCATCCTTGATTTTTATTCCCTCGATCTTGCTGTCGAAGGTCATGTATGGAATGTCATGGTTCTTCACTTTACACATTTCTTCACGCGACTTGCACGGGTTCGCATAAATCGTGTCGCTTGGCTTGGCTCCGATCTTGAGCACGCGATGGACTTCATCTGCAGATGCACAATCAAACCCCGCCCCTCCCCGGTGCAGTTCCCCTAGCACCCCCTCTAAATTATTACACTTCACAGCATAGTGTGGACGAATGGATGGTAGGCACGATGTCCAGAGGTCGAGGCGCCGCCGAATGGCGGGGAGGGACAGGATAAGTTTCGCCAGTGTTGCTATGATTGTAGAAAAGAGAAGAAATCTCTGTAACAGATTTTCGTATACCCGCCTGGTATATATAAAATGACGACGGTAGAATACTTCCCCTACAACCCCAAGAACTGCCCCTTGACTGCAGATGATGTGAACCGCATCCTCTGCATTCCAGGATACCGGGTAAAGGATCTCTCCCTCTTCCAGAAGGCCATGATTCATTCCACCTACGTCCGGCGATCGGAGTATACCACACTCACCGGCGAACCGAGCGTCCTTGGCCCCTGCCCCCCTGGCGTCATGGATCTCCAGGACGAGTCGTATGAGCAACTAGAGTTCCGCGGCGATTCTATTTTGGGTGCAGTGGTGGCCAATTACCTCTGCGAACGGTTTCCCGGCGAGGCTCCGGGCTTCCTCACCAATACCCGCAAACTCATTGTGCGGAACAAGACCCTGGGAACGCTGGCCCGCGACAATCTCCGTCTAGACAAGTTCTTTGTGGTCTCCAAGCACGTCGAGGAAATGGTGCCCGCCCACGGCCGTCAGAACATCGAGAAGCTCGGCGATGTTCTCGAGGCTTTCATTGCCGCTCTCTGGATTGATTCCGGGATGAATTTCCAGATGGTCAACGATTTCGTGATCAATATGATTGAGACGCACCTGGATATTCCCCTGATGCTGCGGGAGGACGATAATTACAAGGACAGGATGCAGAAGTACTGCCAGCAGAAGATGGGATTTACCCCTGTCTACAAGAAGATCCAGGACGGAGCAGCAGGGTTCACGATGGCCGTGTGCAAACCTGAGGGCGAGATTCTTGGGATGGGAAATTCCACGACCAAGAAACAGGCGGAACAGAATGCGTGTAGGAACGCCCTCATGAAGATGAACCCTGAGTAGGTAAAAATATAGAAATAAAGAAATATAGTAATGGATGCGAAT